AATATAACAGATGATATATTATATTCACTTATGAAAAGATGGGCATTTAGAGACAAATCATATAAGATGACTGAAATTAACAAGTTAAAGGAAGAACACCCTGAGTTTGTTGATTGGGTTAAAACAACTGAAAAGTTAGATCATGAAAAAATGTTAAAGGCTAATATGAAACCCTTTGAAGCATTATTCTTTGAATTGGGTGCAGAAATATTGTCTAATGTTAGTAATTGGATAGCACCAAATCCAGATCAAACTGTTCAAAATTTACGTAAAGATTTAGATAAAGCGGCAAAAGCTATAAGAAAAACTAAAAATCCTTCATCTTTGTCTAAATTAAAAACCCAGCTTAATAAGATAGCGGCCATGGGTGATTTAGATAAACTTGTTCCTTCAGAGGGTTTAGTTTTCAAGTTTAAGGGAAAGACATATAAATTTACCGGCTTTTTTGCTCCAATAAATCAGATTACTGGACTAATGAAGTTTGCGAGATAGGTTATGAATCAAGAAGATAGATATTTAAGAGATTTGTTAACTGGTAAAGAACCAGAAAAAAAGATTTTTGTTAGCATGAATAATGAAACAAAAAAACCTAAGGGTAATATCGAGTCCGAGCTTACTAAGATAATGTCAGAAGTTCGTATGCCTTGGTTTTGTTCAGAGTGTAAAAAGGTAATGAAAAGCAGCTTAGACGATAAAATGTGGAAATTGTTCGGACACTGTTTTGATTGTCAACAACAACTTGAGCATGAACTTAGAACAACTGGAAAATATGAATTATGGGAAAAGAAAAAGTATTATCAAAATCGTAGATCTGCAATATTAGATCAGGTTGATTCTATTAAGAATTGGTTAGATAATGGAGATTTAGAAATAGTTGAACCTGTAAATGTTGATAGTGGTTTTGTTCATATTGACAAACATAAAGTACCAGAACAAATGAAAGAAGAAGCAAGAGATGCTTTAGAAAATTTAGATAATACGTTATCAAATGTAGATAAAATTTTAGAAGAATTAGAAATTGAATTAAATGTCTAATAAACAAATAAAACAAAAGATTAAAGAAGAATATATTAAGTGCGCTTTAGATCCGGCATACTTTATGAAGGAATACTGCACAATTCAGCATCCAGTAAAGGGAAAAATAAAGTTTGATTTATATTCATTTCAAGAACGAACTCTTGGTGACTTTAAAAACAACGATTATAATGTGATATTAAAGGCTAGACAATTGGGTCTTTCTACCTTATCCGCAGGATATTCTTTATGGTTAATGAATTTTCATGCCGATAAAAACATACTTGTAATTGCTACCAAACAAGATGTAGCAAAAAATCTTGTTACTAAAGTTAGGGTTATGCATAAAGAATTACCAACATGGTTGAAACAAGGATGTATTGAAGATAATAAATTATCATTAAGATATAATAATGGTTCCCAAATAAAGGCAGTTTCTTCAACAGGAGAAGCTAGTAGATCTGAAGCACTGTCACTTTTGATAATTGATGAGGCAGCATTTATTAAAAATATAGATGAAATATGGACCGCATCACAACAGACGCTGGCAACTGGCGGTAAGTGTATTGCACTGTCTACTCCAAATGGTATGGGAAACTGGTTTCATAAAACATGGACAGATGCAGAAGAAGGAATTAATAATTTCAATTTTATTAAGTTACACTGGACAGTTCATCCAAATCGTGGACAAGAGTGGCGAAATGATCAAGATAAATTGTTAGGTCCAGATATGGCAGCTCAAGAGTGTGATTGTGATTTTATAAGTTCTGGACAATCTGTAATTCCAGGTACATTAATAAAGGAAATTCAGGATAAAACAGTTTGTGAACCTATGGAAAAAAGATATAGTGATGATTTTTGGGTATGGAAAAATCCAGAAGCTAGCAAAAAATATTTAATATCAGCTGACGTTGCTCGCGGAGATGGAGTTGATTATTCTGCTTTTCATGTATTGGATTTGGAAACTATGGAACAGGTTGCAGAATACAGATCTAAAGAAGATACAACAAGATATTCTACTATTTTAATGTCAGTAGCAACAGAATATAATGATGCACTATTAGTTGTTGAGAATAACAATGTTGGATGGGCAGTATTACAAACATTAATTGATAGAGAATACAAAAATTTATTTTGGATGAAAAAAGATTTAAAGTATGTCGATTCAAAGACACAATATACAAACAAATACCGTGGTGAAAATAGAATGATGGTTCCAGGTTTTACAACTTCTATGAAGAGTAGACCATTAATGATAGAAAACTTATCTAAGTTTCTTAGAGATAGATCAGTTAAAATTAATTCTATTAGACTTGTAGATGAATTATTTGTATTTATATTTAATAATGGTAAGGCAGAAGCTTTAAAAGGATACAATGACGATCTGGTCATGAGCATGGCAATTGGACTATGGATCAGAGAAACGGCATTAAGACTTCATGAAGAAAATTTGAGAGTTACTAGAGACGCCATGGACAAAATGGATTCTAGCTCTGGAATTTATACTGTTGAAGATGAAAACGATTACGGTTGGAAACAACCTGTAGGAGACCACAAAGAATCACTAACTTGGTTAATATAATATGGCAAAAAATGATACATTTTACGATCGAATAAGAAGACTATTTTCATCTAACGTTATAGTAAGAAACGTTGGAGGTAGAAAGTTAAAAATTGTTGATACTGATAATATTCAGGCAGGATCAAAAACCCTAATGGATCGGTATACTAAACTATACACTACTCAATCTGGTTATGGTGGATATATGGGTTATTCTGGAGAATTGGCTAAAGCTCAGAGAGTTGCACTGTTTCGGGATTATGAAGCGATGGATGATGATGCAATTATATCTTCAGCAATGGATGTATATGCAGATGAGTCGACAATGAAATCTGAATACGGAAACGTATTGGAAATAAAATCAAATAATACTCAAATTGCAGAAATATTACACAATTTATTTTACGATATTTTAAACATAGAATTTAATCTATGGCCATGGGTTAGAAATATGGTTAAGTACGGTGATTTCTTCTTGCACATGGAAGTAGCAGAAGGATATGGTGTTATTAATGTAATGCCACTTTCTCCATACGACGTATCAAGAATTGAGGGATGGGATCCTGAAAGTCCTAATGATGTAAAATTTGTATTGGACGCTACAGATCCTAGAAACGTAGCCGGTAATCCGAGTAGAAACGAAATAGAGAATTTTGAAATGGCACACTTTAGGTTACTATCGGACTCCAATTACATTCCATACGGAAAAAGTATGATTGAGGGTGGCAGACGAGTTTGGAAACAATTACAACTTATGGAAGATGCTATGTTGATTCATAGAATTATGAGAGCACCGGAAAAGAGAGTGTTTAAGGTTGATATTGGTAATTTACCTCCAGGTGAAGTTGATAATTATATGAAAAGAATCATCGATAAGATGAAAAAAGCGCCAGTTGTTGATGAGAATACAGGTGAATACAATTTAAAATATAATATGCAAAACCTTACTGAAGATTTTTATTTACCAGTTCGTGGTGGTGATAGTGGCACCGGTATAGAATCTCTTCCAGGATTAACGTACGAAGCAGTAGAAGATATTGAATATTTGAGAAATAAATTATTGGCTTCTCTTAAAATTCCAAAAGCATTCTTAGGGTATGAAGAACAAGTTGGATCTAAGGCTACATTAGCTGCAGAAGATGTTAGATTTGCAAGAACAATTGAAAGAATTCAAAGAATTGTTGTAAGTGAACTTACTAAAATAGCGGTTGCTCATTTGTATTCTCAAGGATATACAGACGCTGCATTAGTAGATTTTGATTTAGAACTTACTAATCCTTCTACCATATACGAACAAGAAAGGTTAGATCTTTGGGAAAAGAAAAATTCAATTGCAAGAGATATGAAAGCTGAAGCTTTAGTATCTAAACAGTGGATATATGATAACGTTTTTAATTTTACTGATGAAGATGTGGAAACTATTGGCAAACAAGTTGTTGATGATAAAAAAGATGCATATAGACTAAATAGTATAGAAAATGAAGGATCAGATCCGGCCCAACCTGCACAGGAAGGACAATTGAAACAGGATTCTCATAAACCTGATCACGAAGATGATGAAGATGAAGATGATGAAAAAACGGATAGAGAAACAGAAGATAGAGAAACATTAGGTGTCCGAGATGCTTTAGGAAAATATGATTATACGCATGCACTAGATGCAGATAGATCTACGAAACACACATATAGGAAAAGTCCGTTGGCTCTTTCGCATTACAATGCATTGAAAAAGCATTATGGTGAAAAAGAAAAACAAATGATTAACGAAGTCGAAGATATTGAATCTGAATTAAACGGTTCAAAAGAAAAGCTTTAATTTTCTTCTAGCATAATATTTATTAACGAATAAACTTAGCTAAGGGGTTAAATTTGAAACATTCGAAGTACAGAAATACGGGGCTCTTATTCGAGCTTATTACCCGACAAATAACGGCGGATATTCTTAATAAAGAAAGCAAGTCTTCTGCGATTAACATTTTAAAAAAGAATTTTAATAAAAAATCACAGCTTTTCAAGGAAAATCAGCTTTTTAATGTTATAATAGAAGCAAAATATGCCGATAAGGATCGAGCACATCATTTAGTTGAAACTACAATTAAAGCTTATAATAAAGTAATTGATCGTAAAAAACTCCAAAGAGAGAAATACGAACTTATTAAACAAATAAAAGAAAATTTTGATATAAACGATTTTTTTAAGTCTCACGTTTCGAATTATAGACTCTTAGCCGCTATTAATAATGTTTTGCATGAGGATTATTCTAACCCCGCAGTTAATTCTAAAAATCATTTTACGATTGTAGAACATATTACTAGAAAGGTTGAGAAAAAAGAAGCACAGTTATTGGATAAAATGAGAAAGGAAAACAAAGATTTGCGTTCCTTAGCTTATAAAATCTTAGTTGAAAAGTTCAATAACAAATATAAGAGCTTGTTACCTGAACAAAAGAATGTTTTAAAGGAATTCATAAACAATATATCAAATACTAATGGATTGAATGAGTTTATGGAATCTAAGTTCAAATTAATATCTCATAGTTTAAAAAAGGTATTTCCAAAAATAGGCAATAAAGTAGTCAAGATAAAGATTAGAGAATGTATTAAATTGATTGAAGAAGTTGACACGTCTAAGGGGAAAATTACTGACAATGTATTAAAATTAATGAGATTCTATCAGCTCTTAGAGGATGTTAAGCATGCAGTCAGATCTTAGAGAATATATTAGAGAACTTATTAAGAAAGAGCTAGAAGAAGCTAGCGTAACTGGTAATATTCCTGGATACCAAACACCTAATGCGTTTGGTGATAAAGATGAAGACGATTTAAAACTTTCTGATGGTATGGAAGTAGTAAAGGAAAATTATTGGCACTATCGTAACGATGAAAATTATACGACTAAACAAAAATTAGCTAAGTCTATGTCGAATATTAGAGACAGTATTTACATGATAGAAAGAGCCGTAAAATATAATATTAAATTGAAAAATGAAATGAAATTTGAATCTGCTGACTATATGAAACGAACAAAGACGGCCTTAAACAGAATATCAGAACGATTACTTAGACTCTCAACAAAAGTTAAGGAACTAGTATAATGAATAAAGCATTATTAGTAGATATAATCCCATTTGAAGTAACTCCAGAACAAATAAATGAATCCATTTCAAGCAATAATGGTAGATTAATTGTAAAGGGAGTTTTACAAAGAGCTGAGTCTCAGAATCAAAATGGTAGAGTTTATCCAAAGGATATTTTAGTTAGAGAAGCAAAAAAATATACCAGTGAATTTATCAAACAGCGTAGAGCTATGGGTGAATTAGATCATCCGGATAGTTCAGTTGTCAATCTTCAAAATGTATCTCACAATATATTAGAAATGCATTGGGGCGGAAATGACTTAGTTGGTACTGTTGAAGTATTGAGTACTCCTGCTGGTAATATATTAAAGGAACTATTTAAAAGCGGTATAAAATTAGGTATTAGCTCAAGAGGTTTGGGATCTATTAAACAAGAATCAAAGGGTGATGAAGTTCAAGGGGATTTTGAATTAATTGCGTTTGACTTCGTATCTAATCCGTCTACACACGGCGCATTTCTCAGTCCAATATCAGAAGGAAAATCAAATAGGAAAATTTCTTCTAGTTCTAGCAAATGGGCAATGGTCGAATACGACATACAAAACATTTTAACAGGAAAATAAGATGGCCAAAAAAGAAAAATCTATGAAACTAAAAGAATTATTAGACGAAACAATAGGTGGATTAGTAACACTTAAACCAATTCATAATTTTGAATCTAAAGTTGGTAAAAAAATGAATAGTACACAGCTATTATCTATTGCTAAAAATTTAGTAGCAAAAGAAGAAGATGAAAGATTAATGACTAGAGAAGACTTAATTGAAAAGGTTCATAATTTTGGAAGCTATGGTCCATCTATTTACAAAAAACATAATTTAGCAGAAGTTGCAAACATGTTTGTTGAAATTTCTAAGTCAGCACAAAAACATGTTGTAGATGAAACAGCTGATTGGTTTGATAAGGTAACTGTTCAACGTAATATGAATGATCTTAAAAAACAGGCCGGCGGATTTCAGAAAATTGCAAATGAAGCTCAATCACTTCAAGATAGAATGGCCGCTTTGTACGAAGATATGGGTGGAATCTTAAATCGGTATTTTGAAATAAGAGAATTGAACGAAGAGGACTAGATGGCAATATACGTTAAGGTTATAAATAATAAGTTTGAATTAGCTCTCAAAAAATTTAAGAAAAAAGTAAAAGATGCTGGTATACTACATGAAGTACAGCAGCGTCAGTTTTATGAAAAACCCTCAGCTATAAAAAGAGAGCGAAAAGCTCGTGGTCTGGTGCGCGCCAGGATTAAATCAAAAAAAGCCGCACTTTAGAATATATTAAGTATATTTATTAAAAATAATAATGCACTCACATTCGTTGAGTGTTTCGAAATTAATCAACCGATTAAAGTTCCCAATAACTTTACAATGTAAAATCTCTTATAAGGAGAATTAATATGGATAAATTAATCCAGGAAGCAATCGCTGACGCAAAAGCAGTACGCGAAACCGCGCTAGCGAATGCTAAATTAGCTCTCGAAGAGGCCTTTACTCCACATCTGAAATCAATGCTTTCTAAAAAGCTTCAAGCTGAAATGGAAGGCGACGATGAGGAAGACGGTGATAGTTCTGTTGAAGAACAGGATGAAGAAGAAGGTGATGAGATAGAAGAGGAAATGGATTCTTCTGAAATAGGTGCCGCTGACAATAAAGAACCTGAAGCCGCTGCTTCTGAAGCAGATGCTCAAGGTCCTGAAGAAGAAGGCGCTCCAGCTGAAGCTGGTATGGAAGATGAAGATGCCGAAAAAGTTGATCAAGCCATGGGCGAAAATCAAGAAATGGGCATGGAAGACGAAGATGCTGAAAAAGCTCCTGATCAACCAATGGGTGAACAAGATGAACCCGCAATGGATGATGAGGATGAAGATCCAGATCTAGAAGAAGTCCTCAGACAACTCGAACAGGAAATGGGCATGGAAGATGAAGAAGGCGAGGAAGAAATTCCGGAACCAGAAATGCCAGCAGAAGATGAAGAAGTTCCAGAAGCTCCGGAAGCTCCAGCAGCAGAATATGCTGATGAAGACGAGGATCTTGACTTGGATGAAATCATCAAAGCACTTTCCGAAGAAGAAGGTATGGAAGACGAAGATGAAGAGCCTGTTGCTGAAGAAGATGAACCTGAAGATCCAGCTGCTGAACTCGAAGAGTACAAGCAAACTGTGATGTATCTGAAAGATAAACTTTCAGAGGTAAATCTTTTGAATGCAAAGCTACTTTATACGAATAAGCTATTCAGAAGTCGTAACGTAACTGAAGCTCAAAAAATGAAAGTAATTGAACAGTTTGATCGCACTACTAACGTACGTGAAGTTAAACTTGTTTATACTACATTCGCTGAGTCAATGAAACGTAAATCGATGAATGAATCTGCTAGACGTAAATCTGCTGCTTCTAAGCCTATTAAATCAACCACTTCTAAACGACCTATCATCGGCGAGCAAACAGACTTTAAAGCTCGTATGAAGAAATTAGCAAACATTATTTAATTGGAGAAACTCAATGTCTTTTAACAAAGAAATCAAAGATGTAATGGGTGGGTACAATCCGCATAATGTGCTTTTAGATTCCTCACGTAAATTGGTCAACAAGTGGGAGCCAACAGGCCTACTCGAAGGACTTAAAGACGAAAAAGAAGCTCCTGGAATGGCTGTTCTCTTGGAAAACCAAGCGAAGCAGTTAATTGATGAAGCTTCTCAAGTGGGAACTTCAGCAAACCAAGAACAATGGAGTGGCGTTGCCCTTCCATTAGTTCGTAGGATCTTTGCTGAACTATCTGCACAGGAATTTGTTTCTGTACAACCTATGAACCTACCATCTGGTCTAATTTTTTACTTAGACTTCAAATATGGTTCAACACAACAGGGTGAAAATAATCATGCCAAAGCAAGTGACTTGTATGGCGATACTTCTAGCTCTGGCGACCCTTCCGGCGGTCTTTACGGTGCCGGTAAATGGGGTTACTCAATAAACGACTCAGTTGCTTCAGTAGCAGTTTCGGATGCAAACTCTGCAACCGCTTCTGTAGCTGACGTACATTTCGATGCAAACCTTTCAGCTTCGGCTGCAGCAGGATCTCTTACTAAGATTTCCTTTACTGCACCAACTGATGGCGATATAGACGGTGCGAAAGCATGGGCTATAATGTCCGGTTCAGCGGCTGCAAAGATTAGAGCTCATTACCCAGCGTTCACTACAATTAGTGGTACTACCGTATCAATGATCGTATCAGGTTCGATTGGTAAAGATACTCCATTGGCAGACGTCGTTAATATTGCGTATCACGTAGCTCCATCTGACACCTCACGTGGTGACTTCGAAACTACATTTGCTTCAGAAGGATCTAATCCTGAAGAATCTAATGCTGGTATTCCTGAAGTTGACATCCAGATGCGTTCAATCGCAATCACTGCTAAGACTCGTAAGTTGAAAGCTGTATGGACTCCTGAGCTTGCTCAAGATCTTAACGCTTATCATGCTGTCGATGCTGAAGCAGAATTGACTGCAATGCTTTCTGAGTATGTAACCATGGAGATCGATTTGGAAATCATCGATATGTTAAAATCTAACGCATCTGCTAAGACCGAAAACTGGTCCGCACGCGTTGGATATGAATATTCCGGTGGTGAATACACTGAATTATCAGGTGCATCAAATGCCTACACAAAAGGCGATTGGTATCAAACACTTGGTAACAAAATACAATCCGTTTCTAACGCAATCCACAAGAAAACTCTACGTGGTGGCGCAAACTTCATCGTGGTATCACCTGAAGTTGCTACTGTTCTTGAGTCAATTCCTGGATTTGCTACAGATTCAGATGGTGATGTGACCAAATCATACGCTATGGGCGTTCAAAAAGTTGGTATGTTAAACAACCGTTTCAACGTGTTCAAGAATCCTTATTTACAAGATGATCAAATCTTGGCTGGATTCAGAGGCGCACAGTTCCTAGAAACAGGTGCTGTATATGCTCCGTATGTTCCGTTGATCTTAACACCAGTTGTTTATGATCCAACTAACTTCACTCCTCGTAGAGGCGTGATGACTCGCTACGCTAAGAAAATGGTTCGTAATGAATTTTACGGCCTGATCAACGTCGCACATACAGATAACGTCTAATTTAGGCTTTATATTTGTATCAGTATTAAAGGGGCTCTTTTGAGCCCCTTTTTTATTTTAGCGGTTACAAGTTCGGGTTTATGATATTTATTACAGAGTAAATATGTACATAGCTTGGAGAATAAAATGGCTGTAACAATATGGCAAGGAAGTAGCACATTTTCTTCTGGTCAAACACCTTACGGTTTTTATGATGCCGATAGTGAATTCACATCTTCTGCAGATAAATTTGCAGATTGGTCCGGAAGACGATTAGGGTATCCGATTGTAGATGTAGAATTACAATCCGGATCTTTTTATGCATGCTTTGAAGAAGCTGTATCAGAATATAGTGCTCAGGTAAACCAATTTAATATTAGGGATAATTTACTTCATCTAAAAGGTCAAGTTACCGGGTCAACTAATGATTTTACACACAAGAGAATAACACCAAATTTAGGAAATGTTATTAATATTAGTCAGCAATATGGTGCTGAAGTTGGTGTAGGTGGATTTGTAGATTGGCAAAAAGGAAGTATAGATGTTGTTAGTGGAAGTCAAGATTACGATCTAAATGCATTGTATGCTAGTGTATCTCATTCTGGAGAAGCAATTGAAATTAAGAAAATTTTTCATGAAGCAAAACCAGCGGTTAACAAATATTATGATCCGTATTCAACTACGGGTTATGGAACAGCAAATTTTGTAGAAGGGTTTGGATTTGGTCAATTTTCTCCGGCTACATCATTTGTTTTAATGCCAGTTTTCGAAGATTTACTTAGATTACAAGCAATAGAATTTAATGATCAAATTAGAAAATCAGCGTATTCTTTTACTCTTATTAATAATAAATTAAAATTGTTTCCAATACCATTAAGCGATTATAAATTATGGTTTGATTATATTGTTGTTTCAGATAGAGACAATTCAACACAAGCAAATTATAGTGGATCTGCTGATGTTATTTCGGATTTTTCCAATGTTCCGTATGATAATATGCAATATAAGTTTATTAATGATGTAGGAAAACAGTGGATCAGAAAATATGGATTGGCATTGTGCAAAGAACTTCTAGGTAATATTAGGAGTAAATTTGGATCAGTTCCCATTCCAAATTCAGAAATTAACATGGATGGCGAAACTTTACGTAGTGAAGCTACCACGGAAAAAGAAGCTTTAATTGCAGAGCTTAGAGAAACATTAGAACAAACCAGCAGAAGGATAATGATGGAAGCTGATAGCGAAGAAGGTGCACGTTTACAGGAGAAACTGAGTAAAGTACCGCTTAGCATTTATATAGGATAACTCAATGGCTGGAAGATTTATACGGAACAGGGATTTAGACTTTTTCGATACCGTAAATAAGGAAGTATTGGGGGACCCAAAAACCAGTAAAGATGGTATAATAAATCAAATTGTACATCTCTACAAGGTAGATGCATACGAAACTGAAACAAACCTTTATGGAGAAGCTTCTAGTGGAAAGGCTTGGAGTAAGGGAATTAAATTAGCTTGTACTATTGAAGCTGAAGATTTTGATTTTGAACAAACTGAATTCGGTCCAGATTTAAACCAAAATGCAACGTTTGGTTTTTTAAGACAATCATTAATAGATTCGGATGTTATAGTTGATATTGGGGATTATTTAGAATGGAATTATGCTTATTGGGCAATTAATGCAGTTAACGAAAATCAACTTGTTGGAGGAATGTTTGATCAAAATCACTCTGTAATAGCAACGGCTTATTTAACAGAAGTTACTAGATTAAACGTTGAAAGAACTAGAGCACAGTAATGGCAAAGAAAACACCAAAAAATAGACAAACGGAAGCAGAAAAGAGAAATAGAGGTCGTGAAGTTTCTAGAGCATCAGATACGACAAAAAATCTTTCGGTCGGTTTATTAGATATTGATTCAGCTATATTTTATTATTTTGAAAATGTAATAAAGCCCACTATAGTAGAGCATGGAGAACAAGTAAAGGTTCCAGTTATTTATGCAAATCCAGAACGATGGGCTGCTATACAACGACAGGGTTACATACGAGATCGTAAAAGAAAAATAATGGCTCCGGCAATTGCGTTTAAACGTACATCTATGACTAAGGATGAATCAATTCCAGTAGATAAGTTAGATCCACAATCTCCAAAACTTTTTCAAACATTTCAGTCACAGTATACTAGAGAAAACAGATATGATAAATTATCTGCTCTTAAAGGAATTATTCCAAAGAAGGAAATGTATGCAGTTTCAGTTCCTGATTATATGGTATTAAGTTACGATTTTACAGTCTGGACTAGTTTTACAGATCAAATGAATTCTGTTGTTGAAAAGATTAATTGGGCTGAAGGTTCTTATTGGGGAGAACCAGGAAAATTTAGATTTAGAACTACCATTGATAGTTTTGAAGATGGCAGTGAGTATGAGAATGACCGGAGAAATATAAAAACTACATTTTCGGTAACCCTTAGAGGATATTTGTTACCCGAACAGTTTAATCCTGTTAATACTGAAAAATTTATAACACCAAAACAAATTACCGTAGAAAATGAAAGTGAATTAAGCATTTTACCAATAACTGATATAGATACAGAGGGTGTTAAAACAGTTAGGGTATTATCAACAGTAAACACTGGCGGTGTTACACGAACTAGTGGACAATTTGAAAACCTTAAAATAATAGCAGGTCAAAATGTATCGTTTGCTAGTGGAAATGAATTTATTCAGTACAATGGTTACAGTGAAGTAATAGATACAATAAAACTTGATGATAATGTAACATTTAATACGGTTACGGCTAGTGCTATAGAAGTTGGTGATAATATTACTATTGAATCATTTAATGTTTCTGGATCAATGACGGTTAGTGGATCTATGATAGTAAATGGCCAGACAATATTTAGACAATTGGATTCTGGTTCCGCAGCAATGATAGTTTCTGGAGCAATGGAAATCGGAGATGCAATTATAGGTGAAGCAACTCATAGTGCAAAATTAGAAATTGCAGGATTGGGTATTTTTTCAAACGTAGCGGACTCAAATATTATTGATTTAGGTGGCGACGCATTTAACTAAAGGAAACAATTAGATGGCATCCGGCCCTAAAAATAGTTTATATTTATCTGTTAGCGGTAGTGGTTTATCGGTAACAGGTAGTAATATTGAAATCCCACCTCCCACCGGTGTAACAGAAAATACGGTAAATTGGTATAATCCTGATCCCGTATTTGATACTATGGTAGTTACTGGGTTAAAATCAGATGAAGGATTGGATAAATTTTTTACAAATGAAATTAACGGTGCGTTAGAAGTAGGTGGTTTAGTTGTTTGCGGATCTGCAGTCTTTCATCAACTGGAATTAGATAAACCACATATAGTTTCTAGCAGTGTTAAACTTGTTGATGGCGCTCTTCAAGGAATAACAGAAGAAGCAAAATTAAAGATAGAAGGATTGGGTACATGGACCACCCAAAGCGCGGATACGGTAATAGATTTAGGCGATGGTTTTGAATAAAAGTAGTATTTATTAACAAATGTGTGCGCATTATTGGAGATTTTAAATGGCTCAGATTATAAAACATAGACGAGGAACCCCAGAACAGCTTAAGACTAAGACGCTTAATGCTGCAGAAATTGGAGTATCAACAGGATCATTTTTTTCCGGAACTCCAATTGTTCATATAGGTGATGGAGCAAATGCGAGTGGTTTCGTTGTCGGTCGTCTTCATTATGGTTCAACTGTACCAACATTAACTGCTGGTAATATAGGTGCATCATACAACGATATTCAATTTTATGATACAGCAACGTATAAATTAGTTTATTTACATACTGCTGGAAATTCAACTTTAGATTTAACTGGTAATATAGCCGGTCAATTTGTTACAGGTAGTTTAGGTGTTTCAGGATCCTTTACCGCAACAGGTAGTAATTTTAGTATACAGTCTGATGGTTCTGTTAGTGGTTCTGGAGCTTCAACAGGTTCTTTTGGTCACTTAGTAGGCGATGGTGGTGGAATAACAAATTTAACTTCAGCAGCAATTGCTTCATATACAAATTCTGGTAATAATAGATTAGTATCTTCTGTCGATTCATCTACAGTTAACGGAGAAGCAAACGCTACATTTGATGGAACTTTGTTATCCTTGACAGGTTCATTAGATGTTTCAGTTGATGTTGATGTCGATGGGACATTAGAAGCCGATGCAATTACTGTTGGCGGATCGGCTTTAAATACAGTTATTGCAGGAGTTACAGTAACAAACGCAACAACTGCAGCTGTAGCAACAACAGTAACCATTTCTGATAATGAATCTACAAACGAAGATAACGCAATTATATTTACTTCAGCTGGTGATGTAGATGGTGGAAATATTGGATTAGAATCAGATGGAACTTTAACATATAATCCGTCAACCGGAAAAATAACTGCAACTGGATTTATAGGTGCATTAACAGGGAACGCAGATACAGTAACTAATGGAGTTTATACTTCAAATAATTTATCGGTTATGGCAGCAACTACATCTGCACAATTACGCGGTATTCTTTCTGATGAAACAGGAACCGGTGTAGCAGTTTTTGCAACTTCACCCACATTAGTAACACCAGCGTTGGGAACACCAGCAAGTGGTGTAGCAACAAACTTAACAGGAACCGCAGCAGGTTTAACTGCAGGAGCGGTATCTACAATAGCTGGTTTAGCACCGAATACAGCAACAACTCAAGCAACTCAACCCAATATAACAAGTCTTGGGACATTAACGACACTTACTGTAGATAGTGTAATCGTTAATGGTACAACAATTGGACATACTTCTGATACAGACTTGATGACATTAGCAGATGGTAAGTTAACTATTGCTGGTTCATTAGATGTTATGGGAACTACAACTTTTATTAGTTCTTCACAGCTTGATATCGGGGATAGAATTATAGAATTAAATGCCGGTGCGGCAGCAGGTGATGGTGGTTTTTATATTAGAGATGAAGATACGGCAGAAACTGGTTCATTACTTTGGGATGTTAGTGAAGATCGATGGATAGGTGGATTGAAAGATGCAGAAGTTAATCTAGTAACTATTAGTTCAACCGACACACTTACAAATAAAACTTTAACCACACCAACGATTGGTAGTTTTACAAACGCTACTCATACTCACGCTGACTCAGCAAACGGCGGACAGATTACTCTTGGTACTGGAACAACAGGAAATTATGTATCAACAGCGGTAGCAGGAAGTGGTATAGATGTAAGCGGTGCAACGGGTAATGTAACAATATCCATTGGGACAGGTGAAGTTGTTAACGCAATGATAGGCGATGATGAAATTGATTCAGAACATTATGCGGCAGGTTCTATTGACAATGAACATTTGGCAGATGATGCAGTAGATAGCGATGAGTTGGCCGCTGGTGCGGTTGACGACGCTCATCTATCCGATGGTGTAGCCACAGGATTAGCAGGAGCAGGAACGACTGCCACAAGTGGAGTGATAAATGTAATTGGTGGAGATGGTATAACTGCAAACGCTAATGATGTTGCAATAACATCAGCACAGACAACTATTACATCATTATTAGCAACAGATATAAAAATTGGTGAAGATGACCAAACAAAAATAGATTTTGAAACCGCAGATGAAATACATTTTTATGCGGCTAATGTAGAACAAGTTTATTTGGGCGATAATATATTCGGACCACAATCCGATAGTGATGTCGATTTAGGTTCTACAGGAGTTCGTTGGAAAGATGTTTATGTTGATAGTATAACTGTAACTGGTGAAATAGATGGTGATTCATTAGATATTGAAGGTAATGCAGATATTAATGGAACAGCAAACTTGGATGATGTTGATATTGATGGAACACTTAATGTAGCTGGAGTTGCAGATTTTGTAGGCGAGTTACATGCTCAAGCAGGGTTCCAAGTTAGTGCTTCTGCTTTAGAAGTTGGTAGTGATTTAAAATTAAATTATTCAACAACTACTGTACCAAGAATAATGTATCAAGCAGCTGACGAAACTGTAGATTTCGTTACGGCTCCATCAAGTACCAGCACCAATGGTGATACAGCTGGAGAATATGTACAATGGAATGGTTCAGCTTGGGCCATGACTCAAACAATAGATGGCGGATCATTTTAATGCCAAAAGATAGTCCAGTAGGTAGTAGTAAAAAATTTCAGAAAGAAGTTAGAGATTGGATTAAGGATATTGCAGAATTACATAAGAAATTGGACCAGCTAAATAGACAGGTTCAAAAGGATAAAGGATTTACACAAGTTCAGAGAAATATGGATTATGTGTCCAAAGCCAGCAAAGATTTTTTTCGTAGTGTAAAACAGCTATTTGTAGTAGTCAAGTAGTAGTAACTGGGTAAATACCCGCGTAGATAAAGGAGCCGTTATATAATGGCACAAATAATTAAGCTTAGACGTTCGTCGACAGCCGGAAAAGTTCCAACAACTTCCGATTTAAATTTAGGCGAATTAGCAATAAACACAAACGATGGTCGAATATTTTTCGAAAAGAATGATGGTTCCGCCGCTATAAAACATGTTATAACTTCAGACTCGCAAACAACTGGATCAATTGAAGTAACTGGTAATGTATCTGGCTCATCAGTTTCTACTGGTTCATTTGCTCAAATAGATATAGATACTAAAATTGGTAGGCCTGCTGATTCTGATACGTATATTGATTTTACAACTGCTGATGAAATTAATTTTTGGGCTGGTGGTCAAAGAATACTAAGTATAGATGAAGCTGCTAATGATGAAGTAGTTATTGGTGATGGTGGAGATGTAAATTTCAGAGCCGCAACAGCTGGTGAAGGATATAATTTTTATGTAAAAAGTAGTAATGCTGGAGGTATTGATAATTCAGTAGGTGTTCGAACTCAATCACCACAATCTGTATTGGATGTTACTGGTGATTTTCACGTTTCTTCTCATATAACTGCTAGTGCACACATAAGTGCTTCAGCAACTTCAACTGCTTCGTTTGGTGCTGGTTATATTGATGGTCCTTCTCCCAGGTTCGGTATTGGAACAACGACACCAGCTACAGCATTACAAGTTTCAGGAAGTCTTAATATATCGCAGCAAACAATACCTTCAACTGTTACAACTGCTCTAGATTTTGCAGATTCAAACAATTTTAAAGTTACCCTTGGAACCGATACTACATTAAGTTCCAGTAATGAGGCTTCGGCTATAGGTTCTACCGGAGTTGTTGTCTTAGTTCAAGATGGCACCGGTGGTCGTACGGTTGCATTACCAGCCACATGGAAAACACCTAAAGGTCAAAGTATTTCTTTTGATACTGGCGCAAATGATATTAATATAATTTCGTACTATGTTATTGATGGTTCTACTGTGGCTATCAACTACATGGGTGACTTCTCATAATGAGATTAGGTGATGGATAATGCCAGGTGGATTTGGATTTTTTAAGAAATATCAGTGGAATACAACTGTAAGTACTAGTAAGTCGACAACGACTACATACAATACTACTACAACGTACAACACAACTACTACTTTTACAACAAGTAAAAATACCACTACGACTTGGAATACGACAGCAACTGTCAGTACAACCAGATCTACAAGTAAAAATACTACTACGACTTGGAATACAAGTAAAGAAACGACTACTACTTACACTACGACTTGGAATACATCCATATCAACGGCAACAACTAGGTCTACAAATACAACTACTCAATATACTACTACTTGGGAAACTTCTGTAGCTACAGCAACAAGTAAAAGTACAAACACAGTAACCCAGTATACTTCAACTTGGAATACTTCTTTAGCTACTCAGACGACGGCTTCAACTACTACTCAATATACTACGTATTTTCCAACATCTAGGCAGACGAGTCATAGTACAACTACTACTTACACTACTACTTGGGAAACGAGTAAAAATACGTCTACCAGTAAAAGTACGAATACTGTTACCACTTACACTACTACTTGGAATACTACTTTAGCCACGTCTACAAGTAGGCCGACCAATACGACTACTACTTACACTACTACGTGGAACACTAGTAAAAATACGTCTACCAGTAAAAGTACGAATACCAATACTGAGTATACTACTACTTGGGAAACAACGTTAGCTACGTCTACTAGTAAAAGTACGAATACTGTTACCACTTATACTACTACTTGGGCAACTACTTTAGCTACGTCTACAAGCAAAAGCACAACTACGACTTACACTACTACGTGGAACACTAGTAAGAATACAGCAACAACTACGACTTATACTACAACGTGGGAAACTACTTTAGCTACAGCAACAAGTAGAAACACGACTACTACTTATACTACTACGTGGAACACAACGTTGTCTACAGCAACAACTAGATCTACTAATACGACTACTACTTATACTACTACGTGGAACACAACGTTGGCCACAGCAACAACTAGAAGTACGACTACTGAGTACACTTCAACTTGGAATACTACTTTAGCCACAGCAACTAGTAGATCGACTAATACAACTACGACTTACACTACTACGTGGAACACTAGTAAGAATACAGCAACTACAAGAAGTACAACCACGGAGTATACTACTACTTGGGAAACTACTTTAGCCACAGCAACAAGTAGAAACACGACTACTCAATATACCACTACGTGGGCAACTACTTTAGCTACAGAAACTACTCAAAGCACAACTACTACTTATACTACAACGTGGGCAACTACTTTAGCTACGTCTACAAGTAAATCGACTAATACAACTACTACTTATACTACAACGTGGTCAACAAGTAAGAATACGGCAACTACTAGAAGTACTAATACCAATACTGAGTATACTACAACGTGGGAAACTACTAAACAAACTAATACTACAAGAAGTACAACTACTCAGTATACAACTACTTGGGAAACTACTTTAGCCACAGCAACTACAAGAAGTACAACTACAACTTATACGACTACTTGGAATACGACACTGGCTACATCTACAAGTCGAAGTACAAATACAACTACTACTTACACTACAACGTGGTCTACAAGTAAAAATACAGCAACAAGTAGAAACACAACTACTACGTATACTACAACTTGGGCAACAAGTAAAAATACATCGACAAGCAAATCTACTACAACTACTTGGGAAACTACTTTAGCCACAGCAACTACAAGAAGTACAACCACGGAGTATACTACAACGTGGGAAACTACTTTGGCTACATCTACAAGTAGATCTACAAACACAACCACTACGTATACTACAACTTGGAATACAACATTAGCCACAGCAACTAGTAGATCTACCAATACGACTACGACTTACACTACAACATGGTCAACAAGTAAAAATACATCTACTAGTAAAAGTACTAATACGGTAACTCAATACACTACAACATGGTCAACAAGTAAAAACACATCTACCAGTAGAAATACAACTACAACTACTACTTACACTACTACCTGGGAAACAACGTTATCTACTGCAACAAGTAGAAGTACGAATACCGTTACCACTTACACTACAACGTGGTCGACAAGTAAGAGTACATCTACAAGTAGAACTACGAATACAGAGTACACAACATATTTTCCAACATCTAGAACAACGGCTAAAAATACAAATACTGAATATACTACATC